TGGTCTTTTGCTTGGATCAGTTGTTTTTGTCCTTAAAGTATCGTCAACATCACCACTTCCTTGTCGAGCTACTCCTGATTTACCTGGACCTTCTTTATCAAACTCTATTGGTGTATTTTTACTTGGAGTAACATCATCGTATTTTGATAATGGATTTTCATTTGGGTTTTTTAGAAACTGTTGGCTTTTAGCTATTGCTCTTTCTCTGCTAGCGTCATCTATACCTGTTTGCCATATAGGCTTTCTTTCTCCATATCCATCATTCGAACTAGTTTTAATGGTCTCTTTACCACCTGTCTTTTTTATTTGATCATTTCTTAGTGGCTGTTGCGGCCCATGTGGAGTGGGTCTAACGATTGGCTCTTTTATGCTTGATCCGCTTGGGGTAACATCATTGTATTTTGATAATGGATTATTTGGCTTTGGATTCTTAAGAAATTGTTGAGCTTTCCTAGCAGCATTCTGTCGTCGAAGTTCTTCAGGATCCAATTGCCCAGCAAGCTCGTCAGCGTGATTTGGACTGGCGCTAGAACCAACACCTGCTTTTAATCTATCTGGGGTTCTCCTGTATTTAGGACCAACATCGTTTGTCCTATATCTATTAGCTAGTTCTGTATCAGGGTTAGATCCATCGTATGCTGCAGCATTTCTTCTTGCTAAATCATCAGCACTGCCTAATCTACTTTTGCTTATATCTGTCTTTTTAGATGCTTCCGGGCGTTGTCTAAATTGATCTTTTCTAGCATTGTCCCATTTATTGTAATTTGAATCGTAACCTGCGTATCTTTTACCGCCTAACCTTTGATGACTTCCTGCTACACTGCTTGGGCTAGTTAATTTTGATAATCTGTTTAATTTTCTAGTATTAATATCATCAGCTCTTCGTGCTATTTCTTCTGGGCTAGACGCTCTGTTTCTGCCCATACGAGTATTAGTTCTAAGATTTTGTTTTCGTCTAGTTTCAAAATCAGCAGCTCGTCTTCCTGCTTCATCTGGATTAGATGCTCTAGTTCTTCCCCTATTAGCATCAACTCGAAGATTTTGTTTTCGTCTAGTTTCAAAATCAGCAGCTCGTCTTCCTGCTTCATCTGGATTAGATGCTCTAGTTCTTCCCCTATTAGCATCAACTCGAAGATTTTGTTTTCGTCTAGTTTCCCAATCAGCATTTCTTCTTCCTATTTCATCTGGGTTAGAAGTTCTGCTGAGATTGCGCCGTCTTTGATTTAATCTGTTTCGTCGTCGCCAGTCTTGCTCAGCCTTGGGATCATAGTCAAATGTATTTTGACGACTCATAGGCCTACGGTTTGGATCTGGCTTTGGATCTGGCTTTGGATTTTTACCATCACTTCTGCCAGTGGCTACTCTTTTCTCACTCCATGGATCCTCACCATGGATCATTTTCTTTTTACGTTTTGAATCTAGTTCTTCAGGTGGTCGATTCTTTAGTGGTTTTTCAGGTGGATCTGCTCGTAATCTCTCAGGTGGTTTCTTTTCTGGTGTTGCTCCATTTACCCGTTTCCTACCAACAAGCCCAGCAGCGAGGATTGCCGGAAGAGCAGCAGCATTAACGGCATTAGATACTGCTTCCTCAGATGGTATAGTACAATCAATGTTAGCATTCAACTCGCTTACTGCTTTACGAGCTTCGTCAAAAGAAAGTTCTTTGTCAAAATAAGGATCACCTGCTTCTTTGCCTGGCTCAGATAGATATATTTTAAATTTTAATCCTGATCTTGCCATAAAAAACTGTGGACAGCCATCATCTTCTGCTTTAGCTGCCACAGGTTCAGTATTGGTTTTTGCGCTTACTGTTGTAGAATTTTGATTAACTGGACGTTGGACTACAGGAACTTCAGCAGGAGGTAGTTCTTCTTTAGGCTTTTTTTCTTGAGGTTCAAGTTCTGGTTCTGGCTGAGGTGCAGAGCGATTTAGTTCTATCTCATAATAGTCAGCTGCCTCAGGATGCAATACTCCTAAATCATTTAGTCGTTCAGCAGATGCTTTGTCACTATCATCTAAATCAATACCAGCGCCAGTTCCTTTTAGATTGGAATAAGCTACAGCAGGAGCTTTAGATCCAAAGAATTTAGTAATTGCATTTTGTCCCGCATAAAAGAATGCTTTTACTCCTAGCTTGCGAGCAATTCTCCCATAATAGTTATCAGAGAATGATGCTGCGCCAGCTGGACTTTTCCCCCAACTAGATTTTGATTGCTCAAATTTTTGTGCTTGGGCATACCCTGCTTCAATTTGTTCAAATGTAGGATTGGCTGGCAGTGAATCAACTATACGTTGTATTTCAGCATCTAAAACTTTACCGCTGCCAGATTTCCCTTCAACTATTGGACGATGTATTGCGTAGTCCGACTGTTTCATTCTTAATTGCTTTCACCTGTGGAAAAATTTACTGTTCTTTCTTTACGGGCTACTTCAAGTTCTTTGAGTAAGTCCATTACACGATTGGCTCCTACTTGATCCTGTGCTGATTCTCCACCAAGCTCTGGATTAGTAATAAGAGGCTCGTATGGTTTGTCCTCATCTTGCTTTGTATATTCATCCATAGGATCGTATTCATTGCGAATGCTTAGATGCGATTCTGGAAAAGGAACCTCATCTTTAATAATATTAGCCAATATCTGTGTAGTAGTAGGATAGTTTAGCTCAATATCAAAGTGTGTAACTTCTACATTGCTTAGGCGTGGAAAGTCCAATGGAGTTTCAGTAATAGGTGTTGTTTTAGCTTTTTGGCATTTAATAACCTCAAATTTATTTAGACAGCCTTCTAGCTTTCCTTCAAACCCTTCAGGTAGCTCTCCTGCTGCCCGTAATTTGAAAACATATGTTTTCTTAGTTTCCATTAAATAATCGTTAAAGTGTTTCATAATCAGATTCCTCGTTTCTACTATTTATCAATATTTTTTAGTTTCTCAATGAGGCTGTTTCTGTCACTTACTACAAATCCTTCAGTCTCAATTACTCCTTGCGCCTCTTTAGGCTTAGTGTCGTGATCCAATTTGTCCTTTTTTAGTTGTAGCTCTACCATCTTTATCTTTTTATCTAGCTTTGCTACCTTGGCATCTAAATTAGTCTTTAGCATTTGTCCCGCTACTTCAAAGATGCGCGAGCTATAACGGGACTCTACGTTCATACCTAAGTCCATTAGATCATCATAAGCGTCCATGCTACGTTGTGCTACCTCGTCTAATTCAGCATCAGCAGCATCGCCCAAGCCTTTTACTTTAGGCAACGCTTCTGTAATTTTGTCAAAGTCTGCTACTTTACGGAGAGTATCATTCAACTCTTCTTTAGTTTTTCGTTGTTTGCGTTTTGGTTTGGCATCCTCTTGAATGATTTCCTGAGACTCAGGAAGATTCAAAAGTTCCTCAAGTTTTTTTGTCATATATACCTTTTATTTTATTTAGTGTAACGTCCGGTGTGGAACATATCATTTTCGGTTACTACACGAAATGTCATTCCTTGTTGTTTGCAATATTGTCTAGCAACTTGCCATTTAGCTTGATTGACTATTAGGTGCATCTGATTTCGTTTGCTTCTGCCAACTCGTTCTTGTATTGCTTGGTTAGCAGGTTTGACTTCTATTAATTCTGTTTTGACGTTGCCTTCTTTGTCTTGATACTGTATTAGAAAGTCTGGTACATATACGGTATGTTTTCCTGTAACAGGATTTTGGTATGGTAAGCGTATTGGTTCTGAGGACCATTTTGTTACTGAGGTGTGATTATCACAGAAGCGCATAAATTGCAATTCCCAACCACTGCGATATGTTGGTAATGTGTTACCTAGGTATTTGTCTGGATTTGCGAGCTGATATCTGCCCTTAAGATACTTCCCCATCGTTCTGCGTCAATAATATTTTTTGTCCTTGCACAATACCTATTCTTTGATTTGAGGTATTAGATACGGCGTTAAAATTTAATGCTGATAGTTTGTCAGGATTTGTAATAGTATCACCGATATTTCTTTCTTCATTTTTCATAGTTTTAGGTTTTTGTCTAAAACCTAACTGAGAAATTTTATCTCTATTTGTATTAAGAATTTTTAAAACAATATTGTTTAGTTCTAGTTTTGTATATCCTTTTAATGAATCTAATAATTTAAATATTTTTATATTTTCCATTTTAGCTTGTGCTAATAATACTTGTCCAATAGTAGTGGCAGATGACTTATCAAAGCCACGCTTTTCAAAAAAGCCAATCACTGCATCAAAATCATTAGACGCAAATTCTAATCTTTGTTTGAATTTGTTATCAAAAAATGCTATAATTTTTTGATCATCTGATAAAGAGCTTTGTGGTAAATCTGTTCGTGCTACTGCTTCCATTAATCATCTCCAAAAAATCCGCCTTCGCCGCTTACTACATTATCATATAGTCCGCCAAGTCCTTCATTAACCATTCCGCCTACTTCTTGCATAACACCTGCTTCTGTTAGTTTTCCAGCATTTTTCAAAATATTTACACCGCCAATAATAGCACCTAATATATTAGGTGATTTTGGAACTCCGCCTTTAGTATAATCAAATAACTCATTTCTTCCATCGTCGCCGCCGCCTCCGCCGCCGCCAGTAAATGAGTTTATAATATCACCTGCTCCTCCAATGATACTTTTTAGACTTACGCCCCCGCCACCATATATACTATTTGGACTTGGTGTTACATCATAATGTGTAAGATTTCCAAATCCTTTTGGTGAAGTTCCTGATAAACCTTTGCCTGCTTGTGTAGCACCACGCTCGATCCATACAGTCTCATAATTGAATGTTGCTCGCAATTCATTTACACTATTATCGTTACTCGCCGCATCACCAAAATCCCAGCCAGTAAGTATTGGATTGATTATTTGAAATTGTGTATATGTATGGCGAGTCATTTGGCTAATTTGAATGCTTTTGAAAAACGGATTCTCAGCACCAGCATTTAAACCGTGTAGTGTTTTGTTCATAGCAGCATTTTTATAAGTATTGTCTCCCAGCCTCATTGCACCTGATAGTGCCATCTCTTCTGCTTGTGGGTTATATATACTTGCTGCGCCTGTTCCAGTAGCAGCTCCTGGAAAGTTTTTATTATAAAACGTAGATACAACATCTTTCCAACCATCGGCATAATAATATTTGAAGTATGCCTCAAGCATACCTGTCATCATACCTAAGTTATCATCATGGAAAGTCATATCAATAGCATTATAACGAATGCCTGTTTGGACGTGTTTAGTTCTGTTATATTTCTTTTTAGTCTCTATGTCAATCTCCATAGCAGGAAGTCTAACAGATTTAACCATCAAGCCAGACTCTAAAGTATGTCGATCTTTCCAAGTTAACAGAATTTTGTCCATAGTGTTTGGTGAAAACTCAAAAAACACATGGTATAAGAACTTTACTTTAGGTGCTAATCTAAACTGATTAGCAACAAAAGTTCTAGAGGCATGACGATAATCAGCTAAATTCCCTTTGGGATTTAGAGTTCCACTGATTAGATTGTCAAAAAATCCGTTAAAAATATTGCTCATAGTATTTCAATATAGGGGGAGAAACCTCTCCCCAATATATTAGATACCGCCACCTGTAGCAAGAGTGCTAATAGTTCTACCAACATTAGTTCCAATACCGCCAGCCGAAATAGGCGACTGAATTGCGTTATCAAATCTAATAGTCAATGCTATTTGCACTACATCTGAGGTAGCGTAGTTCAGCGTGTTGTAGTTGGCACTTTCCAAAAAGCATCCGTAAAGTTCAAAAGTTTCCAATACAGTTGCTGCATGTGCGCCATTACCACCGTCAAGTATTTCGATAGTCATTGTAAACTTATAATCTAAACCTGAGGCAGCACTTGATTGCTCATAGAAATCTAATTGTTTCTGTAGTTGCTCGCCAACAAGTTTTTGAACATTGTTGTTTACATCTTCACGCAAGTTAACTGAAAGTGATTCCCAGCTATGCTTGCCTGCTAAATTTACCTTTGAGTTGTACACATCGACTGTGATAGGCTCAAATGATACAGAAGGACGACTAACATCAATTACTTGTTTTGTCAATTCTGTTGTTGGAGTTGAAACTCCAAAGTTGTTAAATGTTACCCTAAACCGATATTGTAGTTTGGGCATCAACAGCCCTTGAGCGCTGGGCGAATCGCCCGTCGCTAATGGTACTGTCATTCTTGATAATGTTGCTATAGACATCTAAATGACTCCTAACTATAAGTATTTATGCTTTTATAAACCTGCGATTTCGCCAGTATTTTTAATCCTAATAGGAATGTAAATAAACTCAATTGCTTTGACAGGCTCAATAGCTATATCTACATATAGTTCGTTCCTATCAATCCTTGCGGGAGTGTTATTGGATTCATCACATACTACAAGATAATCATACAAAGCTCTCAAACCAACAAGTTCAAGTAGCATAGTTTCTACTTGTTGTTTGATCTCATCACGAGTAATTTTATCGTTTGGTTCAAACAAGTATGGTTTAGCAAGAACTCTTAGTTGGCTACGCAAGTAAATAATCAATCGTGCTACGTTGATTCTATCAAGTGCGCTAGCTACAAGTTGTCGAGTCTTTTGTCCAAAACATACAAGTCCAGCACCAGTTACAAATGTAATTGGGTTAACATTGTTGCTATACAATGTATCACGCATACCTTCGTTCAATGCTACACTACGGAATTCGCCTTCCTCTGTAATATAACCTGAGCTTGTTGCGTTTGTAATGTTACCACGTCTTGTTCCAGCTGGAGCAAACCATGGATAACTAACTTGATCAGATAAAGCAATAGTTCGCATCATCATATGACTTGCTGGAACTACTACATTGTTACCAAAGTTATCGCTTGTAAATCCTGAAGGATAATACACTGCCATATATGGATCAGTTGATACTAAACCGTTATCATTATCTTCTACTGCAAGATTTTGATTTGTTGCCCATTGTTGTAGTACCGTAGCGTTCGCCGGAAGTCTGAAAGGCGAGTCACCAATAATAAATGCTGTTAGTCCTCTGTCATAGTTTAGTGAGTTCATCTCACCAATAAGTTCTGAATAACCTGGACATGCCATTAGGTTAAACAGTTTTGATTCGTCATCACGGATCTCTTCGTTTGAGTTAACCAATGCTTGTAGTTTTTGAACTACTACTTTTCTCTGAGCTTTTCGTCCAAATGATCCTGAACCATCTACTTGGTTACCTGATTCAGTTACCCATCTGTCTCGGAAGTAAGCACCAATACTTTCATCGCCCATTGGTTGATCGTTGTATCGTGTATTCTTATCAACATAATCAATATAATTTTTCTCATATCGTTTTACATTGAAGCCACTTCGTCGAAGATTAAACAGCAGCATTCCTTTTGGGTATAGTGCTGGATCTGGTGAGTCTGGATCAACATAGTCTGTTGTAATCATTTCAGAAATTTCACCGGGCTCATCGCTATTGTCGCCGCGTGTATTGTATCTTGCATCAGCAAATAAAATACCTTCCTCAGTTGTTTGATCTGATGTATCAACTTGGAACCATCGATTCTTTACTGGCAAGTCAGTTCTTTCTCCGTTATATTTGTATAACAACGGATAGTTTTCTAAATCGGAAGTGTCAATCCATAAATCACCTGTTACAAGAGGAGTTCCATCTTCTTGTGTTTCTGGCGCTGACGCCATTACAAGAGGACCCATTGGATCTGGTTGTAAGTGATCATCAACATTATAGTATGGTGATGGACGTGGGCTCATTCCTGATTTTCCATCATATAAATAACCTACAAACTCGTGTCCGTTATGTACTAAAATATCTACTTCATCTACAATAGAGTTATACCAAAGTGCTCCATGAAGTGTAGCATTTTTAATTTCTCTATTTTCAGCTTGATACTTCAATACATTCCAAAGGCTTCCGCGCATTTCTTTAACGGATGATGTGTCGTCTGTTCCTTGTTCCCAATACAAGTTTAGAGCGCCTGTGCTTCCGTTATATGGAACAAACCCAGCTTGAGCTAAAATATTGTCGCCCATTGTATTTGAATCATATTGGAATTTAATTTCACCACCTAATGAATGCTCAATTACTACTTTGTTATGAATGTTTACACGAGCGCTGACATTTGGAACATTGGAGTCATTAATAGCCGCAGCCAATAAGTTAGCATCAGTAAATTCTCCATCATAATTTGCAGTAACTAATACCCAAGGGCTGAACTCAAGCATAGCAGCATCAGTTGATGCAATCTTAAATGAGTGCGTTCCTACTGATAATACATCTTTATTAATCTTTGCGCCAGAGATGGAAGTAGGTGCTACTGAGTCACGTCGATAAAACTTCACTGTTGCCAATGGGCGCTCATCGTTTGCTACGTTAGTAGCAGCATACAAATTGCCAGTTAGCAAGTTAGCGCCGCCACCTGCTTTATCCATGGAATATAATGCTTCTTCGTGAGAGTCATATAAATTGATATCAACATTATCCCAAAGTTTTGTAGAGTCATTCCATTTTCGAACAACGTATTTTGCTCCTAAATTTGGAGTAGTTGTCTTCATCCATACAGATCCAGTTGGGCGTGGAAACTCGTCGTTCATTTTATACTCTGGAATATTTGTATGTCGTGAGATTTGGAATTTTGGAATATTATAAAATCCTTGGTTAGTTGCTTCGTTGAAGTCAATACCAAGCCCTTCATCGGACATAGGTCCTAATGGATTGTCTGTTCCTGGGATATTGATAAGCTCAATAGTTTCAATTAAGTTTCCAGCTCCGTCAGTTCCATCAGAGTAAATCTCAAGTCGTCCATAAACTTCTTTAGCACGGATATGTCCTGTTGCTACAAATGCATTTTCAATTTTTGTTACAATTTGAGCAATAGAGTCACCTGTATTGATAGTAATTGGAGTTGGTGTTCCGTTTACTACAATATTGAATGATCCTGGATTAGATTGATTGAAGATTGGATTGGCTGTAGTTCCTTTGATTACTGGATGGCTCTTAACCCATGCTGGGCTTCCAACTAATACCCAATTGCCCTCAATATTTCGATAAAAAATTCTGTTTAGTGTAGAGGTTGCTACAGCAGCATAATCGCCTACAGTTCCAATAGATTTTTTAGGAATATACCCTGCGTAACCATTTATAAAATAGCTACCAGTATTTTCAGTATCACCAACTTCATCAATTGTGATTACTTTTTTATTTTGGAAAACTTGTCCACCATCAATAACGGAAGTTCCTTTCCATTCTTGAATACCCCAAAGGCTAATGCTAGTATCAAACCAATATGATCCATCTGACGGATCACCACCTGGAGCATCTGCTTGTGGCTCGAGCTCATTCAAATCAATGTCTGCTCTTGTAATCCATGCTCGGTTAGCTACTCCTAAATATGAGTAGGCTGCTTGTAGTCCGTATTCGTTTAGCTCGCTAGCATGAATTGGATTGTTGTTAATATCTGTTTTGAAGATCGGGTCGCCAAATGTATCAACCAAGTCACGTTGCGAAGTTAGCAAGTATGGAATACCTGCGTTCTTGCTCAGTGTTCCTGGAGCAACACCTGTTCCTGATCCATTAGGTTTGTTTCCAGCGGAAACAACAAAAATCATAGGTAAGGTACCTGGTTCAGCCGGCGTATAAAAACTTTCGTCAACGACAGTAACCTGTACACCTGGGGATACTAATGCCATATTTTATCTCCTCATAGGCTTAAAAAATAAATCGCTAACTGTATTTAGCATATACCCGTAAATCTAGGCTGTTACAAACCATCGAAAAGGACAACGAAAAGGATATAAATATTTGCATGGAACGCAAAACACGGCCCTTATGTGAGAGTTGTAACTCTCAGCCGGCAGGAATCAATTATTATAAAGAAGGAAAAGCATACTATCGCAGGAAATGCGACAAGTGTTTGCGACAAACAAATAAGACTAGGGCTCCTTTTTGGAAGCGAGCTGGCTATGAGATGAAGAATTATTGTGAGAAGTGTAGCTACAAAAGCAATCACGCAGAGCAGTTCAATGTATTTCACATCGACGGAGATCTTACAAATTGTAAAATAAAAAATCTAAAAACTGTCTGCGCTAATTGTCAGAGGATATTGCACAAAGAAAATATTAGGTGGAAACAAGGAGATTTGATTCCAGATATGATTTGAGCATATTGAGATCTCCATTGTTATTCACAATAGAATCCATTTTACTTGTAGCCCAGTTCCATTCTGAAGGATGAATATTATCAGGTATAATGTTTAGCTTTGTATAGTGCGTAAACCAAACAGGATCGTTCCCACGCTTTATACGCCAAATATTTCCTCCTAGTCCTTTAATCATATTAATTTCATTTACAAATCTTACATCAGGTATAACAAAATTTGTATCTCTATTAGATAGTAATTGCTGTTTGACTAGGCTTACCCAAATACCATCATAGAATCCTTCTCGCATACACTCTGTTCCATACAGTTGTAATACGAGTCTAGGTGTTACTTCTCTTCCTAGTTCCCTAGTCCAAAAGAAATCTACTTCCTCACGCCACGCACGTGACTCAGGTGTATCACCCTCAAGCATTTGTCTGTCCCAGCCAAACATAGCTGAGACACCATCTTTTAGTTTATCCGCGAATGAAATTTTTGTAAAGTTGTGTTCTTTGACTAGAATGTCTGCTACAGTTCCTTTGCCGGAACCAATTAAACCACATAGGCCTATTATCATTTTATCCTATTAAGAAGCCGTACCCAGTTCCTCCTGCTGTTGCGTCTCCAACCTCTTTCTCAAGTTTTTCCATTTCTTGTTGTGCTTCAGCTTTGAGTGCATCGCCATTTAGTGTACCACCTCCTTGTGGTCCTGCGATACTAGCAAACTTACTCCTCGCTTCGCCAATCATATATTTGGCTTGTGCAAGTGCGTAACTTTTGATCCAATAGCCGGATTGGTAGTCGTCTAGCAGTTGTTCTGTGGGACGATAGTTATAACATTTCAACAGTAGTGTTTCGTCGTCCGCCGATGGACGTTGTAATATAGTTAGCAGTTTTGTGGTCCGGTTCCAATTAAACTCGATAAATCCTCCAAACATTCTACCAGCTAGCTCTTGAAAGCCCGAGTATAATTCAAATGTAGCTAAATTGCCTGAGGTTCCTTGCGTGTTCAACAAGTATGTATTTGTCTGTCCTACTTGGAATGGATCAAATCCGCCTGTAGAAGATCCTGAGCGTGAGGTTAGCCCTCTGCGAAATATGCGTTCTACTTCCATAATCTCTCGTGGAAGTGTGTAGTTGTTTTGATCTCGTATTAGTTGTAAAAAGAAATAAGATTCTTCAACACTATTATCAGAGCGTTGTCGATATCTATCTAATGCGTTATTTAAAGATATTTCGTAATGCGATGGGTCTAGTTCAACATCAACCATGCCACCGCCAAGCATATTATAAATGTAATCAAATATATCTTGTCTTGCTGCTCGTAGGTCCTTCATAAATATTCTCCTACTTGTATTTATTTCTATAGCGATAAATACAATAAATCTTTAAAAGGAATCGTTTTGCCCAGACTAAGTTTATACAAACCCGAACGTGGGAAAGATTATCAGTTTATTGACGATAGAATCTTTGAGATGTTTACTGTTGGTGGGACTGATGTAAATTTACATTTACTGTTAGGAACAACTAATCCAACAGATGAGGATGCTACTGCTACAACACCTCAATATGATGAAATGAGTGTAACAAATATTCAAGACTTATTATTTTTAGAAAATAGAGATAGAAAGTATGAAGAAAATATTTATACCATTCGTGGGATTTATAATTTACAAGATTTAGAATTCAACTTATCCCAGTTTGGTATGTTCCTAAGTAACGACATGCTGTTTCTAACTATTCATATGAATAGTACAGTAAAAACATTGGGTAGAAAAATTGTTATAGGTGATGTTGTAGAACTTCCACATTTGCGAGATGAGTATGCGCTAAATGATTTTCAATATGCTCTTAAAAACTTTTATGTAGTTGAGGATATTACACGCCCAGCAGAAGGATATTCGCCAACTTGGTTTCCGCATTTATATAGACTAAAGCTGAAACAAATAGCAGCAGGGCAAGAATTTAAAGATATTGATGCTGACTCTACTAGAGAAAAAGAACTTGCTATCAACGAAGCTATTGTACAAGATGCTGAAGCAAATGCATTACTGAGTGGTTATGAGACTCAACATTTCTTTACATTACAAGTTAATGCTAACGGAGAGCCTGAACTCGTTAGAGCTGATACAACGATGATTGATGCCAGTACACACAAATTAAGTGGATCTATTGATCATGTTATGAGAAATCCAGTAAAAGAAGGATACATGGGTTACTTGTTAGGAGACGGAATCCCACCAAATGGATTGCCTTTTGGGTGTGGTATATCATTTCCACCTACAGGTATTGACGGTGATTATTGGTTACGAACAGATATGATTCCTAATAGACTGTTTAGATATGATGGAAAACGTTGGATGAAATTTGAGGATAATGTGAGAATGACATTGACACCACGTGAAGATAGATATACACAAAAAGGTACATTTATCAATAACACAAATTCTACAGAAATTTGTGGCGAGGATATTCCAGAACGGCAAAGTTTGAGTAAGGCATTACGCCCTAAAATAGATATGCCACATTTAGATAACCCTGAGGAATGCGATAGTAATACACCAGGGAGGCGCAAATAATGCAATGGTTTTATGATGCACAGATACGGCGTTATATTTTACAACTAATAAGAATGTTGAGCTATCTTACATATAAAGATGGCGATGGAGAGCTTATACAAGTTCCTGTAATGTATGGTGATCCATCAAGATCCGCTGCTTTTATAATCAAAGACGGTAGTGAAAATATGGCGCAGTCTGCCCCAAAGATTGCTTTGTATATTACAAATTTAGAGATGGATCGTGAGAGATCATCAGATAGTACATTTGTTAGCAAAGTCCAAATTAGAGAGCGAGCTTTTGATAAAGATAATCAACAATATTTGCACAAGGAAGGACGTAACTATACTGTAGAGCGTCTTATGCCTACGCCATATAAATTATCAGTCAATGCTGATATATGGACAACTAATACAGATCAAAAGTTACAACTAATGGAACAGATTCTAATGCTGTTCAATCCAAGTTTAGAAATACAAACAACAGACAATTTTGTTGATTGGACATCACTTACTGTCGTAGAGCTAGACTCTATTACATTTAGTAGCCGATCAGTAGGTGGTGGTAGCACAGAAACAGAAATTGATATTGCTACATTAGGGTTTTCAACACCAATATTCATATCACCCCCAGCTAAAGTAAAACGATTAAATGTAATTCATAATATTATTACATCTATATTCAATGAGCAACACGGATCTGTTGAGCGTGGTGAGACTATGCCTGAGATGTTAGCATATGCTTCTAACAGAGCATATTTGTCTGATACAAAAACTCGTCCAGTTATAAATGAGGATGGAACATTAGGTATGGCAAGTGAAGGTATGAGAGCATCGCGCCCAGAGCCAAATACAGTAGCTTGGTCCACTACATATAAAAATTATGATTTGTTAGTCCTAAATGATAAACTAACATTTATTGATAACAGAGATGAAGGCATACTTCCTTGGCGAGATTATATTAAAGCACACCCTAAAGGTGATTGTTATGAGCCGCATCTAACACAAGTAAAATTATATCGCAGTGATTTTGAATCTCCACTAGCAGGTTATGTTCATATCAATCCTGACAATGAATATGAGATGCTTGTAGATTGGGATATGGATACATTACCAAGCGATACAGTTCTTACAGGACCGTTAGGCGACAATACTAAAATAGATTATATTATAGATCCATTCAAAGTAGATGTTACTAAATTGAATAGAGTTGGGATGCGGATTCTAATTCTAAATGAGGATATTGGCAATAAAGATAATGAAGATGGTCCGGATGCTTGGAAAAATTATGATGGATCAGATTTTGTTGCTAGTGCTAATGACATTATTGAGTGGGACGGACAGCGATGGTGGATAGTATTTGATGCTGATTTACATTATAATGATCAGACTGTATATACTACAAATCTAAACACTGGCATTCAATACAAATATGATGGAGCTGAATGGCTATTGAGCTATGAGGGAGAATACTCAAATGGAACTTGGGCACTAGTGTATTAAGATAACTATTTGTATGAAAAAAGTTATCTGTAGCGGGGCATTATTTTATGCTCTATCATCTAATAGATTCTTATTTTTACATCGAGCTCGCAGTAAGCATTCTGATACATGGGGGCTTGTGGGAGGTGTAAATGAGGAAAAAGAAACTCCTTGGAATGCTCTTGAGCGAGAAATTGTAGAAGAAATATCACCTACTGAAATCAAAAAAACTATTCCTTTAGAAACTTATGTAAGTAATGATAACTTTTTTACTTTTCATACATATCTTTGTTTAGTTGAAAAAGAATTTATTCCTGTGCTAAATGAAGAACATGATGGATATGCTTGGGTAAGTTATAAGAAGTGGCCTCGACCATTACATCAAGGCCTAAAAAATACTCTAAATAATCGTATCAATCAAGTTAAATTAGATACTGTGATGAATCTAATCAATCTTATTAGTTGAAGGTGTAAGTTACATCAGTACCAGATTCTTCTCTAACAATACGTGGATCTGGATTTCCTGTATCAACCATATTTCCATTTTGTGTTAGTGTACCTAAAAAGTCAATACTTCCTGTTACATATAAATCATCTACAACATATGTCATACCACTAGCTGAGTCTAACTCTAGGTTTCCAGTAGTTGTGTCAATAGTATTGCCATCAACTATACCAATTTGAAGATTACCAAATGTAAAACCTGCCGCTGAACTACTACTCCAAGTATGCATTCCTGCTCCATCAGTGTGTAACAGTTGTCCAGAAGTTCCTTCCATAATATTAAAATCTGCTAGTGTTTGTGGTGGTGTTACAAATGATACTGTACCGCTGCCATTAGTTGTTAGCACTTGTCCAGTAGTTCCGTCTGTAGTTGGGAATGTATAGTTACCATTAAAATTAACACTGCCCATAACTGTTACAGTACCGCCTACTGAACTTACTGTTAAGTTTCCTGAGAGTGTGTTTATGTTATTTGTTGTGGTTGCAAGACTATATACATTTCCCCAGGTATTAGTTGTTGCTCCTAAACTGTAAACAGCACTAATAATAGGTGCAATTGAGCCTGTAATATTTACATTTCCTGATGCAGTTATATTACCAGATGCAGAGTCGAGAATCAAAGTACCCGAAGTTGTGTCAATCTTTAGGTCGGAATCAACACCAATTCTAATATTACCAAAGGTTCGTGTTGGATCTGCAAAGGACACGGTGCCTGAGCCATCTGTTTTTAATATCTGCCCAGCAGTTCCATCAGCTCCAGGAAGTTCATAGGAACTGTTGATTTTATATCCTGTTGTGATGAGATCGGCTGCTAATACAACATTCCCAGTAGCTCCTAATACTAAATCTCCTGAGGAGGTATCAATAGTGTTGTCAGTTGTTACGCCTACTTGAATATTATCTACAGTTTGTTCGCCTGTAGTTTCAGCAATAACATTCCATACAGTGCCATTATATTCCCAAGTAGTTCCGCCTTCTGAATATTGTTGCCCACTTGAGGGCGATGCGGGAAAACTAATCATAGTTTGCTCCTTCCTTTACAATATTTATCAGTCTAGGATTTTATTTTTGAGGTGATGTTCTACTACTTCGTTAGGACAGTTGATGTATAAGGCTTCCATCTCATCTAGCCAATTGAGTAAGTGTCTAATAGTAGGTGCTTTTCCTGCCTCAAATAATTCCTCAACAGTTTGAATATATTCTAAACAGTGCCGTCTTGCTACTAGTGGATGGATTCCGCTCCATTCTAAACTCTCTTGGATTCCTCTAGGAATAGTTCCTGTGGCTTGGAATTCCTCAATAGCTCTCCTAAATGCTCCGCGGATTTTTTCACGCTTATCATTCTCACGAACCATCTCGGGTGGAATTTCATCTGGAAGATTAAAGTTTTTTCGTAGTGCATCAATTTGATCTTGATAGCTTTGTAATTCTTCCATTGCGTTACGAATAGCAGTTCTAGAACTTTCAAGTCCTGCTTCAAGTTCCTCTGCTTTTAGTTGTGCCATAGGATCATTGATTTTCATACGATATTGTTCTATTCGTAATTCATTTTTCTTATGTCTAAACCAAGTTTCTCGTAAAGCGTTCAAACGGTTTTGTTGTTGCATGGCGCATTGTTGTAACCATACAAGAGGTGTTTGTCCTGAATATTGTAAATCAGCAATAGTTGTTTCTGCGTTTTTAGAAACAATAAGTTCATCAATTTGTTTTTGTACTATAGGCAGGGTTGCTTCAAGTTTTACAGCGATATCATTTGGTACTTGTCTAATATCAATTTCTGTTGTCATAATCCTCTATATTATATGCCAGAGCTCACAGCTCCTTCAGTTGAGTTGCTCGCTAGACTGTTACTTGTAGTTATTATTTCTATCATATCCTCGTGACGAATATGGTTTATTCTGCTTATAGCGTCACCGTCACCTATCAAATCATGTCCGCCAGCGCCCATAATAACATCGCCATTGGAGCAGGTTTGAACTTCCTTTGTGGCTGTTGCTAGTGTTATTGATAAAGTAAGAACATAATCGTCATATCTTAATTTTCTAATTTGATTCCAATTAGCACTATAATCTGGTTCTTCCCCGCCAACTAGCACAATACAATTTCCTCCAGATGCTCCGTTAACATCGTTTCGTGCTGTTAAATATGAATCCATAGAGGATACAAATATAGAAGTAGAGGATGATCCTGCCATACGATATTTTTCATATGATGCTGTGGCAGCTCCTGCTATAATTCCATCTCTTGCTTCGTCACTCCAACCTTGGCAAACAAAAGCATCTTCTCCATTGCCTGCTACAGTATGATGCCATCGTGCTACTGTAAAACTTGGATAAGTTGTTGCTGCTGCCGAGTCATCATTTCTTAGTCTGTCTGGAGCGTTTATTACGGTGAACATTCCCGATCCCGCATTTCTACCACCAAAGAAATATTGTTCTGTAGCGGTTCCAGTTCCCATCAGTCCAGTTCGTGCTGAGGTTAGATTATTATTTGTAATAGTTACTGATGCTTCTGATGAGATTTGAAACTTTTCTACTGCTTGTCTGTATCCACCAGATCCTCTACCCTGTGCTACATATATATTTGTTCCATCAGATGTTGAGCAGTGATGTCTTCTATCTTCAACCATAGTAGTTGTTGATGTTGTAACTACCACACTATCATCAAATCTTATTTTTTGTAATGAATCTGTTTGAGAGCCTGGTATTGACGGACGCCCGCCATTGTATATAGCAACATCAGCACACCCGTGCCCGTCAATTATAACTGCATCAGCTAAATCAGATGTTGTAATATCAAAAAATCCATCGGCAAATATAATGGCTGCCATTAGCTTATTCCTCCACCACAAGCGGCTTGTTTTGCTTCTTGTAGTCTTGTAGAAAGTATTTGACAGGCGGCGCTATCATCAAATTTCATTTTTTGTATAACATCGTTTCCTATTCCGCTCTGAGAACCAGCAGAAGTCCAACCATTAGATACATACGCACTTCCGTCAGCATAATCTCCTGCGCTTACATGGCCGGCTGCTCTAGTAGAGGTTCTATATGTTAGAACTGTGGAAGTAGTTGGATCATCATATTTGAATTTCCAAAAGGACCATGTAGAATAACTCACAACATCGCCATTATATTCTAGCATAGTTCCATTAGTGATAGCATTATAATTGGCTGTTGTTACTGCAGCAGCATCATCCGCATATCTGTGTTTCTCTCCAGATATTCCAGTTATGGAATTACTCATTCCTGGAACTCTACCACCTACTCTTAAGTAATCATATTCCTGTCCTACGGTGCTAGCTCTATAATATGTTTGTGACATTGGGTTTGCTGCAACTGCAACAACATTAGGGTCATCCCATCGATATTTGTCTATATCAGTTTGATAGAGATATCCTCCACTGCCACCAATAAAATCAAATTTTTCCATTGCTACATTATGAATATCAGTATAATTAGATACTAAATTTCCTGTTGCAGAGCTTTCGATGCCGCTGGTAGTCGTAGCACCATATCCAACTTTCCAATTGGTTCTATTAAATGATCCAGACCAATTTGCGGTTCCGTTTGTACGAAAAGCAGCAACATCATAATTTCTTGTAACTGAGGCGGTAGTAGTAAATGCATTATCTTCAGCAGGAATAGTACCAACTTTATGAGCCAAATCATCGAATTTGACTTGATCTATATGATCAAGATAATTTGGGATTGGAGTTCCATCTTCATCAAAGCCCAAGGGTTCTCCTCTTCCTCCCATTACTATTATAGAAATATTTCTTGGATATAGCTGGTGGATATAAGGAAGATTGAGATATTTTAAGGCGCTTATATAAACTAATTTATTTGTAGTTGGGCATTTTACTGCGTCTAATACTGCATTAACTGGTTTGCCTTGGGTAATGTCTTGTCCTGCAACTTGAACAGGTCCTCGATTCATATATGTCGTAAAGTCAGACGAGTTTGCGATTCTTGATAATTGTATTGTTGTTGGGTAAGTTTCTTTTGATTTTACACTAAAAAATCTAAATGTCGTTGCCATTAGCTCTCTTTAAATATTATAGTGTATTTATGCAGAAATGTCAAGCTCCAAAGAGCTTGACATATATGGATTATTATAGAGGCTGGATCCAGTTTCCTACGCCTGTGCCGGAATCTACGACCCAAATATAAAGAATACCTGAGTTGCGATCCAACCACATCATGCCCTCATCTGGAGAGGCAGGTGCTGCGGTATCAACTGTACAAGCTCCGCCAACTTTTACGCCATCAACATACAAGTCGTTTCCTTGTACTGTCAATGGAATATTTACTGCTGGAGTTGCAGGATCAACCATGTGAATGGTTTGAGCATAAATGTTAGTCCAGCGAAGAGCTGCTCCGCCCAAGTCCCATGTCAAATCAGCGTTTGGGTTGATAGTATCGGCAGCTACACCAGCAAGTGAGCTTGCGCCAATTACACCAAGTGTTCCGCCAACTGTTGCGCCGTTTGTCACAGCCAATGTATCACCAGCAGTTACCGCACCAGTTACAGCCAAAGTTGAACTCAATGTTGCTGCGCCTGTTACATTCAATGCATCACTAAGTGTAGCCACTCCAGTTACGTCCAAAGTTGATGACATTGTAGCTGCGCCAGTTACGCCCAAAGTTGAGCTTAGTGTAGTTGCTCCAGATACAGTGGTAGCTCCGTTGATACTAACGTTGCCACTATTTGAACTTAAAACCAAATCACCAGTAATTGTGTCAATAGTTTGATCATCTGTTACAGCAATTTGGATATTACCAAAGTTAGTGCTTGGAACTGTCAAGTTGTTAACTGTAATGGAGTCAAAATAACCATGGTTCCACATCGTCAATTCATGGCCCAAGTCGTATGTTTTGTCTGCTGATGGCATAACATGACCTGAAAAGTCAGCGCCACCAAATGCTACGTTGCCCAGTGTTCCTGAGAAAACTTCGCCTGTGTTAGTTGCGTCTGGCATAAAGGTAAATTTCTGAACTGAGCGATCAAAGCCAAAGAAACCAACCTTTGCTGCTGTGCCGTCGTGCCATTGGTACTCAATACCGCGATCCAATCCGTCGTTTGTAGTAGGAGCAGTGTCGCCACCCAGTGTCATAACGGGATCATCAAGTGTTACAGTAGTTGAATTTACTGTAGTTGTAGTTCCATTTACAGTCAAGTCACCTGTAATAGTTACATTACCAAGTGTGCTTGTTCCACCAGTTGTGGAGCCTGTAATCAAAATGTTACCAGCAATAGTTACATCACCGCCATCACCACTTGGGGAAGGATCAATAACAATAGCATTGGTTGCTGAACTAATAGTGTTGTTTGAGCCATCAATTGTCAAATCACCAAGAACTACTTTGCTACCATAAATGTTATTCCAAACATTAGAAGCAGTACCTAAATCGTATGTAGCAGTAGCCAATGGAGTAATAGTGTTTGAGGAAACAACGCCATTCAATGTAGTAGCGTCTGTAACAGCCAAAGAATTACCAAGTGCTGTAGCGCCAGTTACAGTGAATGTTCCACCAACAGAAGCGTCAGTTGTAAATGTTGAAATACCTGTAACATCTAATGTGCCAGTTACAGCCAAGTTGTCATCAACTTGTGTATTACCAGTTGCAGAGTCTAAGATCAAGTCTAAAGTCTTAGTGTCAATCTCGTTGTCTGCTGTAATTGAGAGTTGAACATCACCGAAGGATGGTTGAACATTCCATACAGTACCGTCCCATTCCCAAGTAGTCGCGCCGTAGGTATATAACTGTCCTACAGTAGTTGCGCTCGGAAAAGCAAAAGCCATATCTTATCTCCTTTAAAAATCAGTAGCTTTATATATTTAGCAATATTACATTATTCTTGGTTGCACCCAAGTATCTTGTGTTCTAAAATACAGTTTGCCATTTTCTGTATTCAACCACCTATTCGCTTCAATTACATCCTCAGGTTCAGTATCTTGAGCAAAAATAGTCTTTTTATTTTTTGTAACCCACTGTCCACCATTCCAAGCCCAAGTTCGTCCTTCGTGCTCAAATAGTTCTCCTACAGTAGTTCCAGTGGGAAAAGCAAATGCTGCCATTTAAGTCTCCTTATTATGTTGGCTGATAGGCAGAGCCCATTTGTACCCATGCCCCTGAAGTGTCATAGAAATACATTCTGCCGTTTTCTGTGTTAAACCAATAGTTACCTGTTATTGGTGTTGGAGTTGTTGGGAGAGTATCTTGTACATACACTTCGTCACTGTATAATCGGTCCCAAGCAGTTCCATTATACTCCCAAGTGTTATCTCCTTCAGTATATAAGTTGCCTGCAGAGCCTGCAGGAAATGTAAGTGCCATTCATATTCTCCTTTATAATATTTATACAGTTGTCCAAGGTTTAGCCATAGCTTCCGCTGGTGGTAATGCACCAGGACTAGATGATCCCAGCCATTCAGCATTAAATCCAGCAGGATTAGTGCCTATGTGTGTTGGTTGGATTATAGTGGCTGGATTTGACAATAAGGATATATGTTCTCCATCATCAGCTACGCCAACAAAAAACAGTCTTGAATTAGCAGCAGCTATTGATTCATACTGTCCAAGATATCCTGGAAATCCTGGTATTTGTACTTCATTAGTATCTGGATTCATACCCATTATAGCCCAACAAGGATATACAAATGAATTATCAGGGAAGGATCTTGCATAAATCAACATACCATAATAGGATATGCCTGCTCTTAAATTAGGTACAGTTGTTGATCCATTCTCATTAACAAATTGATTAGTATCCGAATCCCAACTTGTAGTTATTGTTCGAGGAATATTTTGGGAAGCTCCTATATTAACAGCCCCTAGATTGTTTAGTCTTACCCGCATGAGTCTTGCTATTGTTGTTGTATTAGCATCTGATCCTGTTGAATATCCAACAAATGGGAATGTCTGCTCTGTCGTATTTTCTACATTGAGGGTAGTCATATTATCTGTTGAGACTGTACTATAAAACGAATCTATTCCTGCTATAATATTGGGTTCAAAAACATAAGCAGCTCCTGAGTCAGTTTGGGCATCACTAGATTCTTCACCGTATGCCCCGGCGATAGCATATGATTCACATATAGCTACTTGCTCCGCAAATCTATCTGTTCTTCCTGTGCTTTGTAAATTAGGATTGTCTACTGTATCAAGTAACTTTCCTGTTGCTGGATCAAAGACGTATGCTTTGCCAGAGTAGAGATCCGACGAAGTATGATTCTCATTAGGAGCACCAACTATAGCATACGATTCACATATATCAACACCATAACCAAACTGATCACTTGCTGTTGTAGTAAGAGCATTTGGATTGTCTAGTGTATGAAGTAGAGCACCTGTTGCTGGGTTGTAAATGTATGCTTTACCAGACCATAATCCTGTACCACCACCTGGGTTACTTGATCCATCATCTTCTCCATGTGCACCAACTATAGCATACGATTCACATATAGCAACAGCATAACCAAATAGATCATTATCAGCTACGTCAAATACATTTGGATTGTCTAGTGTATAAAGTAAATTTCCTGTTGATGTGTCGTAAATATATGCTCTACCAGAGTTGGCTCCTCCTTGATCTTCATATGGTGCGCCAACTATAGCATACGATTCACATATATCAACCCGGTATCCAAACCTAGGGGTAGTACCACCAGAGGTTGGATTGTCTAGTGTATAAAGTAAATTTCCTGTTGATGTGTTGTAAATATATACTTTACCAGAGTCGGCTACTGCTCCTTCATCTGCATGAGGAGCACCAACTATAGTATATGAATCAGAAATAGCAAGACCCCAGCCAAATCTAGCAGTGGTTTCTGGATTTGGGTTATTTAATGTACGAAGTAAATTTCCGGTTGATGTGTCGTAAATATATACCTTGCCAGAAGCAGTTCCGCCAGTATCACTTTCTCCATATGCACCAATTACGGCATAAGATTCAGATATATCAACACAATAACCAAAAAAATCATCTGCTGATGTGCCATCAACATTAGGGTTGTCTAGTGTATAAAGTAAATTTCCTGTTGATGTGTCGTAAATATATGCTTTACCAGATTTATTTCCGCCAGCATCCTCTTCCCAATATGCTCCAACTATAAAGTATGAATCAGTGATACCAACACCCCAGCCAAATCGATCACTAAGTGCATCACCATAAACATTAGGATTTTCTTTTGAGTATTTTAGGTGCAGGCTTATTGATTCTCTCCATGTCATTGGTCGCCCAATAGGATTGACTCCCCAAGCATTTTTTGCGACAGCTTTATCAGTTTCAGCTGATGCAGTCGTAAATACTGACCCTTCGTTAATCCATTGCCCATCTAAATATGTATAAAGCCTGCCATTATCAGTATCAGTCCAATGTTGGCCCTCAACTGCTACTGTTGGAGCATCAGCTTGAAAGTAAGTTTTTGACGGGTCTAAATATTCCCATCCAGTTCCGTTATACACCCAGGTTGAAGTTCCATCTGTATATGTTTGCCCTACAGTGGTTGCTTCTGGGAATGCTATTGCCATTTATTTCTCCTTATATTGAAACAGCCGTTTTTGCTTGTATCCAAGCTCCGCCCATATAAAAATACAATTTGCCTGTATTCATATCATACCAAGTATTGCCGTCGATTGGATTTGCAGGTGCTGTAGCAGAGGCAAATAATTGATCCGCACTTACCGTTGCCCAACCAGTTCCATTCCACTTCCAAGTAGTTCCTCCTTCAGTATAAAGTTCACCAACTGTTGTACCTTGTGGAAATGATATTGGCATAAATGTTTCCTTTATGTTATTTATAGCATTCAACCTATTGTATTAAGTTGTAGCTTTTTCTAATTCTTCGACTCTTTTGGTTAATTCTTTTACGGCTTGAAGAAGTATTGTAGTCATTCTAGCATAATCTACAGTCAAATAATCTTGTCCAGAAAGACTCTCGCCATGTGCGCCTTCATCCATTTCAGATAATCTTACAAGTTCAGGAAATTGTTTTTGCACTTGTTGGGCACTCATACCATATTCTTCGCCTCTATTTTTTACACCTAGCGATTCAGCTAGTGCGTTAGGCGTATATTTGAATGTGGTTAGTTTTGATATTTTATCTAATACTTTGCCTAAATTGCCTGTTCTTGTTTTCAATCTGTCGTCTGAGGTTGTTGGGGGGACCATTGAAGTAGCTAATCCATGTGACATAGAATAGCCTGGCTGGATCCAAGATCCGCCTGCGTAAATATAGAGTCTAGCATTGTTTGTGCTAAACCACATATCACCTTCAACCATTGTAGCTGGAGGTGTGTTGCCTACATGAGTTGCGTTATTGTCAATTTGAACTCCATTGACATACAAGTTGCCTTTTATATTTACATTGCCTGTAGCACTTGTAACAGTTAAATCTCCTACGGCTGTATCTAATTGGTTTGGATTTGTAACCCCTAATTGTACATCGCCGCCAATAACACCTTTACTTACAAAAGCATTTCCGTTTATGTAAGCATTATTCATTGCTGTGATATCTTGTGCTACAGAAACATAACCTGCGTTAAAAGTTCCGTTATCACCAAACAAGTATTGTCTTGTTCCGTTATAGTGTAGAGCTAATTTTCCATTTACTGTTCCGTTAGCATCTAGTTGAAAGCTCCATTTGTGTGCATATGTTGATTCGGTGATACTTTGGACATACGATTGCGCTTCGCCTAAAACGTCAAAGTCAGTTTGAGGAGTTCCAGTTTTTACACCAATTCTTTGTTCTGAGACATCAAAGTATAAAAGATTATACTCAAATGCTAAGTCTTCACCATTACTTCTTGTAAGGTTACTTTTTAAATTTTCACCTGCTACCTTTAACATTATTTCAAAGTCCTCATTTTAATATCCCGAAACCGACACTGCATCATATACTGAATTTGATAGATCATTACTATGTATAGTATTAGCATAATCATCAAATTTAATTCTTTGTAATACTACTGTGCCTATAGTTCTTAAACTAGATAATCCTCCAGCAATCAATCCTTCTGTACTGTTGGTTGACATTGTCATCCAATATCCTGGATTTGTAACAGTTGTAGTCAATGTTATTGTATCTACAAGATCATCAAATCTAAGTTTTTCTACAGTATCATATTCAGCAGCAGTTCCAGGATTCTGTCCGCCAACAATAATTGCTTCTTTTCCGTTTGAGCAAGCATCACCTTTTGATCTTCTAGTAGGAAGTGTTTTATCCATAACCATTACAGCAATAGTGTCTGCTAATAGAACCTTTTCGTTATTTGGGATTGCATTGCCTGAAGCATTCTCACCTTCAAATATAATGGCTGATTCTCCATTTCCTGCAACTGCAGCATGATTTCTATTAGTGTTTAGGCTATTTGATGCTACTACTACTGATCCAGTATCATCATATGCTATTCTTCTTGATGTTGCTAATAATCCTGTTGTGCCTTCTCCAGCTATAAACCATATATTAGATTTGTTTCCTGTTGCATGATGATGTCTAATTCCTAATCCTATATTGGTTGACATTGTTGTTACAACCGTAGAGTCATCGATTCTCATTTTTTCAGCACTACTTAAATGGGTAGATGTTGTATTTTCTCCGCCACCCATTACAGCATCATAGTTATTTGATGCTCCGCCGTGTGCTTTTCTACTAGTGTTTAACGAATTGGTGTGAATAACTGTTGCCATATCATCGTTAAATCTAGCTCTTTCTATGTCAGCGGTAGGAGTATCAGTGCTAGTAAGAGAACCTCCAACCATAATTGCTTGATTGCCAGCACCATGCCCATCTAAACAGAATACATAATCTGCTAGTTCTCCAACACTTATTCCATCCAATGAATCGGCAACTATAATAATATCTTTTGGCATATCAATAACCTTGGGCGCTCGCTAATCCATATTTTGATTCTGATAGTAAATTTGTATGTATTGCGTGAGCACTATCATCAAATTTTACAGATTCAACTGTATCTGTTGTATCCCCTGAATGTAAATTTCCTCCTGCTATCAATAATCCATCAAAACCATTTGATTGTGCAGTAGCACTATGAACTGCTTGGGAATAGGTATTTACAAATACTGATGTAAAAACAGAATCATCAAATCTTGTTTTCTCAAATAGTGGAGAATTAGTTGCACTATCACTATCACCAGTAAATATCATTTCAAATTCTGTTGATCCTCCAGATAATCTATTTCTAGGAACAGTTAAGGAATTAGATAGTGTATAAGAGGGTACAACATCGTCATATCTAAATCTTTCTATGCTTGATAATTGCCCTGCAGAAGAGTTAACACCGCCAGCAAAACAAATTTGATTCCTATCTGATCCTGCAGCACAATAATGTCTACCTACAGAAAGTCCGTTAGTCATAACTACCATAGCAGAATCATCAAATTTAACTTTATCAATTGCTGATACATCTGTTACACCGCCACCAAATAGTGCTTCTCCAAAACTTGCAGCGCCTGCTAATCCTCTTTTATTTGTTGATAATCTATTGGTAAATTGAACTGCAGGTATGCTATCATCAAATTTTAGCTTTTGAATTAAATCAGCAGCACCACTTCCTCCCCCAAATACAGCCTGTCTTCCATCTGATGTGCCTGCTAGATAGTGTTTTCCATTATTCAAATCGTTTGTATGAACAATAGTTGGTATAATATCATCATACCTTAATCGCTCAACTGTGCTACGACGTCCAGTACCACCTCCGCCAAATCCGCCACCAAACACAATTTCTGTGTAGGATCTTTTTACAATAGCTGGGTGTCCTGAAAAAAATAAATCTTTTAAATAAACTTTCTTTGTCATATCCGAAGTCATGTATGCGTCAGCAATTACAACACGATCCTTTCCTGTAATTGAATCACCCGATGGAACTCCAACAACTAGTCCCAAGTCCATTGCATAATCGTCTTCGATTGCAAATTCATTCGTTGGGTTTTTTGTTTTTTCTAAATGCAACTTTACTGTCATTAGTTAAACCTATAAATAACCTGAGTAGCCGTTTCTTCTCTAGATATTCTTTGTGATGTTGCTAAATCATACATATCTTTTATAACAAATTCATTATTAGCAAAGTCCCATTGTAATATCTCTCCATTGATTGCTTCTGAAGATTCACTTGGTACTGTCAAACTAAATCCTGCTTGAAATTCATAAGAGCTAGTAGCAGCATTATAAGTTAGGATATCTCCATCGGTTGTAGTTCCAGATACATCATTTAAATCAGCAATACTAGCGGCAGCTATTCTAGCATCAGCTTGAGCATCTGTATATCCTGTTGCTGTGCCTGGTACCCATGCTGAAGTTCCAGAATCATATACTAGTGCTTGTCCATCACTTGGAGTTCCTATGGTTGTATCTGTTAAGTCTGCTAAAGTAGTTGATCCACCACCTCCGCTTGAAACAGTAGCTGGAATCCATTTATTAGAAGAACCATCCCATGTAAGAACATCGCCAGTATTCGGTGATCCTGCATCTACATTGTTAAGATCATCCAATACTTTCTTTTGTGGAACCCAAGTATATCCTGTTCCTGCACCATTTACAATCATCTGATTTCCAGCAGTAAGTGAACCTGGTGCATTTACATTACCAATATCTGTAAGAAGTGCTACGGTGGTACCACCACCACTAGATACAGTTGTAAATGAAAAAGTACCTGCGCCATCAGTTGTTAATACTTGTCCAGCAGCACCGTCTATAATAGATAAATCAGTCAATACAGTAGGAATGACAGGAGGAGTATAGGTAAAGACACCTGTTGAATTGTCATATGCCAATGTTCCTGTACCAGATGCGCTATTTTGGGTTACAGATAAATTAGTTAGTGCAATACCTCCGTTGCCTGGTATCCATTTTGAAGTACCAGAATCATATACTAGTGCTTGTCCGTCACTTGGTGATCCTGCATCTATGTCATTAAGATCGACTAATAGTTTCTTTTGTGGAACCCAAACATAACCTGTTCCTGAAGAGTGTACTACTAGTTGATTTCCAGCATTAGTTGATCCTGCAATAGCTACATCGCCAATATCTGTAAGAGACGCTACGCTAGTCAAATAATTAGAGTCATTTGTAAAGGTGCTAACATTTGTAGGAATGCGAGCATCAACTCTAGCATCTGTATAATAAAGATTTGTAGATCCTTCAGTTAGATTATCTGTTGTTTTGGTATTGAATCTAGAATCAAACCTTCCGTTAGTGTAATATAAATTAGAAGTATGTTCAGTTACATTTGAAGTATCTAATGTGACAACGCCTGTTTTTCCAGCAACGGATGTAACTAAATTAGTATCATCTAATAAAGCTGACAAATCCATTGTAAAAGTAGTTCCATCGTCTCTAGTAAATGTAACAATGCCTGTGCCTGAGTCTAATGTTCCTGAGGCTATTGAGCGAGAATCTTCATCTAATAATCCTGACAAATCTATGTTAGTAGTATTTCCGTTTTCATCACTATATGATAAAGTAGTTGTGCCTGCAGTGTATGAAAGTGCTGTTGGTTCTTTTGATCCTGGTATCCATTTATTAGTAGAGTTATCCCATTGTAAAAATTGTCCATCTGTTGGTGATCCTGCATTTACGTTATTAAGATCATCTAATACTTTCTTTTGTGGGACCCAAGTATATCCATCTCCTGTTCCATTTACTACCATCATATTTCCAGCGGTAGTTGATCCAGGAACATTTACATTGCCAATATCTGTAAGGATTGCTGCGCTAATTCTTCCATCAGCTCTAGCATCTGTATAATAAAGATTTGATGAGCCTTCAGCTACATCGTCAGTTGATTTAGTAGCGAGTCTTGTATCAAAATCTGTATTGGTCCTTGCTGTAGTATAATACAGATTTGTTGAACCTTCGGATACATTGTCAGTTGTTTTAGTGGTAAGCCTTGCGTCAAAATCTGTGTTAGCTCTAGCTGTTGTATAATAAAGATTTGTTGTTCCTTCTGCTAGATCATCTGTTGATCCTATAGCAGAGCCTGAAGTGATAGGAACCCATTTGCTAGTTGCGCCATCAAAACTTAAAAGTTGATTATTAGTAGGCGCAGTAGAAAAATCTACATCAGCCAAACCTTCGATGGTTCCGGATGCTACTGTCTTGATATTATTTAATGTATCTTTTACAAAAATTTTGCCATCGGCTAAGTTTAAGGCTACTTCGCCTGTTTGTAACGAAGATGGAGCAGGGACTGCTCCAGGAGTTGAAGAAGATTTTAGTTTTATTACGGTTGCCATTATGGTATATCCTTCGTCATAATTCTATAAAAGTATTTATCTTTATATAGAAATCGTATCGAAGGATATTATTAGAAACTAGCCGCCTCCCAAACTATCCCATTCCCAGATAAATCAAATTCTGTGACTGATACTGGGCCATCTATTTCTAAAAAGTAACCGTTAGTGCCAAATCCACCCGTGTATGGTATTGCGCCAATATTTCCATTTGAGTCTGTGCTTATAAAGCTACTTGGATTTGGGAAATCGCCTTGATCGCCATCAATCATATAGCAGCGCCAAAAATTCATTCCTCCACTGTATGGTGTCATTGAGCCAGCATTATTTCCTATATAAGCTCCAATAGTATGCGTAATTTGTTCGCCTGTTGATGAAGTATTTGCATTAAATGCTTGATAAGTGTGCTGATTTGAGAATAAGGAAGTCCAAGCGGTTACAGGTCCAATTATTGCTACACCGTCTCGATAGATAGTGACTGTTTGATCTGTTATATCAGCTGAATTTCTATAATGATTAACTTGTATATGATACCATTGCCCTGCTACCATACCTGACGCAGTAGATAGGTCTATATTATATCCTGAATCATTATTGTGTTGCCAATAATGTAGAGAGCCATCGCTTCTTATCATAAGAGCAGATGATCGAGCAGCACTGCCTTGATATGCTGCTCCTGCAATTGCTCTATTTTCTGTAAAGTCAGGTATATTGACCCACATTGATAAAACAAAAGAGCTTCCTAAATTATTAGCAAATGAACCGCCTGTTGATCTTGGAAATTTTAAAAACTGATTAGTCCCAAGAGAACTACCTGTTGGCATAGTTATTGCAACAGGTGGTGTTTTATTTGTTTGGCTTATCAGCGGAAAGCTCATGTTAAGGATCCTGAAGAGGCTACAAGCACATCAGTTCCATCAGTAAAATATGCTAACCAATAAATACCAGCGTTTCCATTGATTGCTGATAAATCGTTGGCTGATATTTTTACATTAGTTCCTTGTGTAACTCCGTGCCCTCCACTGTTATCAAAATATATAGATCCAGATTGTCCATTTACTAAATTTGAAAAGCCTATAGTTATAGCTCCTGCAGGAGTGCATTTGAAATTAGTTCCTGCAGACATATCAAATGTTCCAGTAGTTTGTAATACTACTGCTGTAGATCCACCAAACGATGAGGTTCCGTCTGTATTAACAGTTGCTACATCAGTTCCATTATAGTTAAAAATCAGTTGATTACTGGCATTTACTGAAAATGTCCATTTGGTTGAGCTTATAAAAGATGCTTGAATACCAATTGGTCCATAAAAATCACTTCCTGATTTGTCAGCTTTATTCATAGACAAGCCGGCATCAACTGAATTTAAATTTTGTATAGCAGTATCTAGTTTCTCCAAACTTTGAACTACTGAATCTCCGCTAGAAATTGTCCCAGGTGATCCAGATACATTAATTGAGCCTGAGCTTGGATCAATTCCTATACTTGAATTAGTAAGGGCCAGCTGGTTACTGACTGAACTTAGTGAAATTGCCATTTATAATCCTTTTATAAAGTTTCCTGTGCAGAAATGTCGCCAGCTGCTAGAACATTACCTGCTGTTGTAATCTTGAAAAGCGTAGAAGTTCCATGCTTAATAACTACATTCCCATCAACATCTTGTTCCATAGCCCAACCGCCAGCACCAACTGACAAAGTTTTAGTTGCAAAATCTTGCGTATTATCTCCACTGATGTTAGCCTTGTTAGGAAGTTCTGTTACAGTTACTGCAAGATTTACATCAGCAGTACCGTCCAATGTTACGCTACCTGTAGTATCTCCACCTAATGTAATAGTTCTAGCAGTTTTCCATTTCTCTGCTCTTTTGACATTTAGTTTGATATCTGGCTTATTGGCTGTGCCATCGAATCCTACTGATCCAACAACATCACCTAAATTAGCTTCGTCGTCAATATATGTAACAGTAATAGGATTAGTCCATTTGTCAGCTTGCAGAGCTGTTAGTGTTACATCAATGCTTCCTTCGTTACCAGTAAAAGCACCTGTTGAACCTGTAGCATATGTGCCAATAAAATTTACAGTCAAAGAATTTTCTAGTTGAGTAGCAGTATCAGCATTGCCACCAACTGGTCCAACAAAAGAATTTGCTGTTACAGTATTGAATGTTCCATCATTTACTACAATGTTGCCTTTCATTCCGCTAAATGATTCGCTAGTGTTCGTAGCGTCAGGAATAAATGTAAAAGCATTATCGGCTCGGCTAAAGCCAAAATAACCAATTTTTGCACCAGCTCCATCATGCCATCGGTATTCAATACCGCGATCTAATCCGTCGTTTGTAGTAGGAGCTATATCACCACCTAGTGTCATAACTGGGTCGTCAATTGTAACTTGTTGTGAATTGACAGTTGTAGTTGTACCGCCTACAATCAAATTACCAATAACCGTTAGATTACTGCTGAAGGTTGAAGGTTGAGCCACAGTCAAAGTATTGCTTAATGTTAGTGGTGAAGCAATAGTTTGTCCAGTAGCTCTGGTTTGTGATACTGAATCAACTTTAATATTTTCAACACTTGTATCCATGTTGGAAAGACCCGTCATCAAAGGAACATTTGTTCCAAGATGTGTGCCTGTTACTGTTGATGATCCGCCAGCAAAAGTTCCTCTGTTGGCGCCTGTTGTTTCCATTCCAAAAGCGGCTAGGCTTTTTTCATAGTCGGTATTTAATTGATTTAATGAAACTGCCATTTATATACTCCTTATTATATAGTTACATCGGTTCCGCTCTGGAAGACACCAGTAGAATCCATTTTAAACATTACAGTTCCGCCAATAGAGAATAATATATCATTACTGGCGTTTGTTTGAATAGTCCAGTTGCCCAAATATACTGTGTCAGTAATTTTAGCTGAACCTTGTATTTCGATATTGTCATTTATTTGTACTGTTCCCCCAGCTGAATCTATTATTAAATTGCCAGCGTCAGTATCAATAGTGTTGCTAGTTGTTACAGCAGTTTGGATATTGCCAACTGCTGTATTTTGAGAAAGTAATCCACCAATATAAGCATACTGCCAATAAGTAGATGGAGATCCTAAAGATCGAGCTAAATCTGTGTCTGGCACAATATCAGAGTTTACGAGACCATATATTGCTACTCTATCATCTGAATTATTGCCAAGATAGTTTTCTGCTCCTGCTGCTATAAATGTTCCAAGGAATGTTGATTGTCCTACTACCGCTAGTTGAGCTCCTAATGTAGTATCTCCGGTTACAGTAAGCGTTCCGTCTAAACCACTATTACCTACTACATTAAAACCGCCTGTCACTGTAGTAGTGACTAAATTACTAGCACTTAAGACTGTCAAAGCACCGTCTATTTGCGTAGCGCCTGTAATACCAGCAGTTCCAGAAACAGACAAATTGTTGTTTATATTAGTAGCTCCTGTAACACTAAGAGTATTTCCTAATGTAGTAGCTCCCGTAACACCTAATGTTGAGCTTAGTGTAGTAGCTCCAGAAACTCCTAAAGTTCCGCCTATAGTAGTGTTTGAAGTAACACCTAATGTTGAGCTTAGTGTAGTAGCTCCTGCAACTGATAGTGTTCCTAGCAAAGTAGAATTTTCATCAATCTGTAAAGTATCAATAGTTGCTTTTCCGTTGATGTAGAGATCTTTCCATTGTTGTGTTGTGCTTCCAAGATCATATGTATCATCTACATCTGGAATAATATTTGATGTAATGTCAGCAGCAATAGTCAATGTATCTGTAGCAGCATCACCAGCATTGGAATTTCCGCCAATAGTAATATTTCCTGTCAAATCAAAATTGCCGCCTACTGCTAAGTCTCCACTAATAGTAAGAGAAGAAATAGATGGGCTTGATGTAAATGTTAATACACCTGCTCCGTCTGTTTGTAATACTTCTCCTGGATTACCTACTGTAGGTGGTAGCGTTAGCTTAATATTTGATGCTACTTCTGCTCCAACTATTTGTGTTGAGAATGAGTTAGCTGAGTTATTGACATAAAAACCGCCTCCTTCTCCTGCATCTCCTCGCAATAAGAAAAAATCACCTGGTGCTAGTTCGCCTAAGGCAGTTACTATTCCAGACGTTTTAATTGCTTTTACTAATTCAACTTGTGCCATATTTAATTCACCTTAACTTCTGTTTCGCTGCCATCCCAGTTTGTAAATGGTACGTTACCAGCTCTATTTAAACATATTGGGCTAAATGCTCCGTCAGTTCTATAAAATGGAAATACTGTCAATGATATAAGCCAATTGTTGTTAGCTAAATCTATATAATCTATATCATCGTTACCAAAAGTTCCAATATACTCTAGATTAGTTTCTTCTCGGATCATGCTACATCCTCAAGTATAGATGCTAGTGCATCTAATGTTGCAAAGTTTGAGTATAGATGTATTTCATCTCCAAGATTCAATACTATTTTTTGTCCTGAAATAATCTTTAGGGTTCCTTTTACTGGAACTTCTGCATCTTTTACAATATGATATTGGGTACCTGCGCTAACATCATTTAGCAATACAGTAACATTCGCAATGTTTGTACCTACGTTAGCAATATCTAATTCTAATAAGATTGAATTTACAGGCGTTCCGTTATTGGCAGTATATAATACTGTTGGGTTAGATGGATCAGTTGATATTCCGTTTGTGCCTGCATTCTTGAAATTATTTGCCATTTATAATCCTTATCTCTACTATTATTTATCAACCAAGTGCAATCGCCATCACTAGGGCAAATTCTTCTGTCGCTATAGGTAATTCTCTTAGCGTTCCTGTTTCAGCTATTTGAATGTCTTTTGTTGTAATCATTTCTGTAGCGTCAATATTTGTAGCATCAATATCATTTACTATAATATCACCTGGTAATCCACTAAATTCTTCAGCTATATTGGTGGCATCTGGGATAAAGGTAAATGCTTGTGCTGATTTGTCCCAACCAAAAAATCCTAGCTTTGGATCTGTGCCATCGTGCCATTGATATTCAATACCGCGATCCATTGTATCCGCCACTGTTTGTGGCTCGTCTCCGCCCAATGTAAATATTGGATCGTCAATAGTAACAGTAGTTGAATTGACTGTTGTAGTTGTGCCTTGTACTGTTAAATCTCCACCAACTACTACACTACCAGACACACTCAAGTCATCATCTACAATAGTTTGCCCTGTAGCTGAGTCAAGTATGAGATCCATGCTAAGTGTATCTATTTCATTATTTGCTGTTACCGCTATTTGCAAATCTCCTACTGTAAGTGATCCTGGAATAGATGACCCAAAGTTAAATTCACCATTTCCATCGCTCAATAAAAACAGTCCTTCAGTAGTCAAAGGATCATTTGTTACAGTATCTAAATCTACCATTAGTCTCAACTCAGGATAGATAAAATCATAAGTTGCATCGCCATTTGACACTAACATTAATCCTGGTATGGCTGTCGATGAAGGCGGTAGTAATGGATTGATTGGGTCTGCGTATGTCCTATCTGCTTTGACAGTAGTTCCAACGGATTGTGTTACAGTAGTATTGACATCATACATATTATCAAGTCTAGTCATCCAATCTGATGGATTTCTAAAGTTGAATCCACCCATTCCATCAGTAGTTAATACAAGACCCATTACAGTTTGATAGTCATCAATACCATCAGGTGTAAAGTCAATATCAGTTAGCCCAACAAGTGTTTTTGTAATAAGAGTGTTTGGTTCTACAAAATTATACGCACCTCCGCCTCGGCTTGTTAGAACATAGTCAGCGTTGGTTGCGTCTGTAAAATCTACATCAGTTGCGTATTCAAGTTCTTGATCTACAAATTTATAATAAGGATCTGTTGCGTTACCAGTGCCTGTAGATATCATAATCTTATTAGCAGTAGTCTTTGGATCATTAGTAATTGTATCTACGTCTGGTAAGTTATTGAACTCGTTGAATGTGCTAAAATGATATGTTCCGTCACCCTTACTTGTCAATACCAAATTAGGAACAATGTCTGGATTATTTGTTGAAGCGTCTAAGTTACGCAGGTTTTGAATGCGTGGCTCAGCCTCTTTGAACATATAAGTTCCATTTGTTCCAGTGCTTGTTAGCACAAGGTTCTCTGTTGTTTTAGGATTATTAGTTGTGTCATCTATATCAACTAAAAAGTCTAAAGTAGGAAACTTGAAGCTATATGTTTCATCTCCGTCTGTTACAAATACTAGATTAGGTGTAGTAGTTGGGGCATAAGTTGTGCCTGTTACAGGATGAACTGTAGTGTCATAATCAAAGTCTTCCCATCGTCTGTTGAACAAGTTGTTAGCAATATCTTTAAAGCTAAAAGTGCCATTACCGTTACTTGCTAGTACCCAATTTATCTCGCTGCCAGCAGTTGTTCCATTTGTAACATCCTGTAATGTTCTCATCAAAGGTTGTATAAATGAGAAGTTATCACTACCGTCTGTAATCATTATATAGCCAGCACCAGCGCCTGTAGTTGTTACTGAAGCAAATGAATCAAAGTCTAGTCTTTTGAATCCAAATGTGCCATCGCCACGTGATGTCATAACTAAATCATCTACGTTACGTGGATCATTAGTTAGTGTATCAACATCTTCTGTAGTTTTTAGAAGTGGCTGTTTAAAGCTATAAGTTCCGTCTCCGTCGCTTGCCAAACTCCAATTATTTTGTGTGCTGTTAGCATAATCAATATTCAATAAATGATTGAAGTTTATATTTTCAAATGTATAATTACCCGCTGTATCACTCATTAATACAGTGTTTGGTGTTACAGCATTGCCTACATTTACATCGTCTAGTCTAGCTACAGATGGCATTTCAAATTGGAAGTTACCTGCGCCTGTGACAGTTAATACTGCTCCTATAGCATTATCATTGACTGGGTTCCAGCCTACAATATAATCTGTAAGTATGTTAGGAAGTTGGAATTCATATTGATCTGAACCCATTCCTAAACTTGTAAGAACTAGTCCTTGTGTAGTAATAGGATCTAGTGCAGTTGGTGTTTGTACAACATCTAATAGTCCTCTTACAGTCTCAATAGGCTCTACAAATTCGCATATACCTGCTGCGGTTGTTTTTAGAATTAGATTTGGTGTTCTGAATGTTGTAGCATCTACATTTACATCTTCTAATACTTCCAAGCGTCTTTGTACTGCTTTCCATTCGTAGTTTGTTCCTGTGCTAGTTAGCACTAAATCAGGACCAATACTTGTGGACCAATCAATGTTTGTGATAGTTCCTGTAGGTGAAAAATCTACAGTTGCTCGTTGCCAATCATACTCGCTACCGCCTTTGGAAGTTAGCACTAACCCTGGCATTGACTGTGGAGTGTTAGTAGCAAAATCTATGCTAGTAACTTGATTGAAGTCTGCATATTCCCAACGGAATGATTGAACTCCTGTTGTAGAATCAATGTGTGATGTTAGATGAACTCCGTCTGTTGCGTATGGATTTGTAGTAGCCCAGTCAATTAAGTTGATGCCAGTAGGGGCAAAATCAACAGTAGGAACTCTCCAATTATAAGTTTCATCACCGTTAGATGTCATTACTAATCCGTCAATATTGTGCGGATCATTTGTAACAAAATCTATATTATATAAGTCGTTAAAGTCAGCAAAGGACCATCGAAATGAGTGTGCGCCAGTATTAGGATCAATATAAGATGATAAATGTAATCCTGAGAATGTATAAGGATCATTAGTAATCCAATCAAGTCCTGTTATGTCTTTCAAATCACTTGAGGGTGTTTGCCAAGTAAATTCATTTGGGTTAGGCCCTGATGTTAAAACTTTTCCTGCTGTTGTAAGAGGATCGTTTGTGTACCAATCAATCCCTGTTAAGTTAGTAAATTCTGAAGTAGGAACTTGGAATTGATATAACCCGCTGCCAATAGTTGTAAGCACAAGTCCAGGTGTAACTGTTGGATCTGGTGAGGCTCCCCATACAATGCTAGTAAGGTTATTGAAGTCTGCTGTTGGTATTTGGAAATTGAATCCGCCTACTCCATCTGTAGTTAGAACAAGTCCTGGAGTGTCTGTTGGATCATTTTCTTTTAGTATATCCTGTGCTTCAAGGCTTACATCAAATAATTTTTTTAGTTCTGGTTGTTGCCATTCCCATATACCTGTTCCAACATCTGTTAGAACAAATCCGTTGTTACCTGCTGTTGTATGATCTATATCTTTTAGATGAGAAAATAATGTATCTCTAAAACTATAAGTTCCGTCACCATCACTAATCAATACAGTGTCTGTGATAGCAGCATTAGAAAAATCAATATCAACTAATTCATCTAATTGCATATTGAGCGAAGAGGTAGGAACAAATCTAAATGTTTCGTCACCTTGAGATTGTAACAATAATAAAGGAGTTACTTTTGCGTCATCTCTATTAGGAATGTCATATAAATGCTCAATAGCATTTATAGGTTCCATTGTAGAGAATGAATTTATAACCTCGCCTGTTTCAGATAATGTTACGGAAGACTGATCTCCATAAGCGAATTTTAAGTGATTGTCATTATCTAAAGATACCGACCATTTATTTTTTGCCATTCATCATTCCTCTTATATAATTCCAGTAACTGTTTTCTGATTTAGATATATCAGTGTAATTCTCAAGTTATTGACATCAAAGTCAAAGTCTATCTTTATTGTTCCATCAGGATTTCTTATTTTGGTAACTGCGGCTGTATTAAGTGGTTCAGCAAATTGTATAAAGGTACCTGTTCTTCTTACAAGTCCGTTACCTCTACCTTTGCCAGTAATTTCGTGAATGTAAAATGCTCCACTACCGTTGCCTCCTAATATATCATCTTCTTCATATGCGCCTACAATAGCAAACTCGCCATCAGCAGCCAATGAGGATCCATATCTATCATTATCTCCGCTACCTATTACATTTGGATTTAGAATATCATTAATTCGTTCACCATCTGCTGTGTCAAATACATAAACTCGTCCAGTATCAGTTATGCCAGCAATATCTTCTTGATGAGCTGATGCCATAAAGAAATAATCTGAAACTGCAACCTTATAACCAAAAAAGTCGTTTGCGTCTGGCACATAAGCATTTGGATTTACTATCTCGTATATTGGAACATTAGGCCTATGTCCTTTGATATCATAAATATAAATCCTACCTGATCCAGCTCCAGTAGGTGTCTCATAATTTGGAGCACCAATAATGGCAAATTCATTTGACATATCCATTGACAAACCAAACATATCTGTGTTATTATTATTTGGGTTGTTAATTGTAAATAAGTGATCGCCAGTAGCAACTTCAAATACATATACTGCATCTTGTGTATGTGTTCCTACCATAACATATACATCATTTATAGATACCACATCACCAAAGTCTTGTCCTGTTGCTACTGGATTTTCTAATATCCAACGCGGTTTTGACAAGTCTGCCAAATCATATATGTATGCTTTGCCAGTAGGGTCTGCTTTAGGAGCGCCTACTACTAAATGAGTTTCTGATAGAGCTACACTATACCCAAACCAATCCTCAGCATCTCCAATGGATATATCTGGATTAGTAAGAGTGTTAGTCGGGGCTCCTGTCATTGCTGTGAGGCTATAAACATATGCTCTACCTGATTTGTTCCCCGTAGCTACTGCATCATCATCTCTCCAAGATCCAATAGCAACCCAATTACTGTTTATTGCTACGCTAGCTCCAAAGTGATCGTCTTGTGCATCACCCACTGCTCTTGGATTGACTATTTTTTGTATTTGTGTTCCTGTTGAGTCATATAGATATGCAGATCCAGCACTTGCTTCACCCGATGCTGATGCTTCTTTAGGGGCGCCTATAATGCTAATACCGTTAGCAACATCTGCCGAGTACCCAAAGTTATAGCCTACCATGCCTGGTGTTGGGTTAGGTACTTGTGCTGTTGTCGTAACAGTAGTTGTATAGTTAGCTACAAATATTGTCTCTTCATCTGAGTTTCCAGATCCTAATACTGTAAAGTCTGTATTACCAGTTTGAATAATCTGATATTCAACACCTTTTACAATTCTATTAGCAGAGACTTCTTCGCCTATTCCTACTTCTGTTGGATTGCTAATAAAAGTATAATCTTGATTTGGTGTAAAGAATCTTTGATCGACAAACACCAATGTATTGTTTGGATCTAGTTCGTTATCGCCATCATCAAGTATATCAGTTAGTGGTCCAAACATTACATCTTGTTTATCAAATCCACTATAGAATACTTCGTTGGTGATAAAAGTTGGTTGATCATATCCGTTTAGCCTCCATACACCATCTTGGAAGAACTCAAAGTTCATTAAGTCTGTATTATAACGAACGTATCCTTCAACACCTATTGGACGCTCTGCTGTAGTGCCTCTTGGTACAAGCATTACAGTTCCATCAAATGAGGTGATTTGGGTTAATGGATCATACTTCAATCCTTTACCTGTAATAACACGAGCATTTGTTGTTTGATTTTTGATTAGTCTCATTATACTTCCAAATAGCTTATCATCACACCTAAATCTGTTAACATCTGGTTACCAGGAACTAAACTAGGGTCGTCTAGTACGCCGGGTTGAGAAAATAAAACAACTTTATCACCTTCACCTAATACAATCTTTTCCGTATCAAATGTAAAAGTTTCTTCAGGAGCTAAAGTAAGATTATTGATAACTTTGGTAGCATTTGGATCATTTTGCCCAGCACTAACTGGATCGCCTGCTCCAACAATATGCAAATCAAAACTTGAACTTTCAGTTGAGTTATTATTACATACCGTAATAGTTGTAACTGCCAGAGTTTGTCCTGGTTGTGCAACTAATAATTCCAAATTCTCATTTCTTAATCTAACACTCTTAACCGCCATATTTTATCCTTAAAAAAGCATACTAAAAATCAGTGAACGATTCCTGCTTATAATCTCATCTCTTGTTTCATGTCTGTTCACGTAGTATATTCCTGTGTCACCTGGTCCTTCCTCTGAGGTATATAATCTTACACCTTCTGTGGGTCTTGTTGGTGTATTACCAGGTACTATTTCTTGTATTTCTATAACGTGATCCACTACAACTACACCACCGTTTATGGCAGTTAGTTCTAAATTGCCTCCTGCCATAGCAGGGTGAATATTATTTTCAGTAAATTGCAATCCTCTTGTAGTAATGTGATCGTTGTCAAATGTCATTTTAAGATCACCATCTACAGTAACTTCAACTCTGCTTGGATCGCCATCAAAGTCAAAATCATACGCAATGACTGAAGTATCGTAAGTAGAAATAATACTACCTGTGCCAATATTAGCAAAGGCATAATACATATAATCTACTAGAGCACGAACATTAGGAATATTATCATCATCAAGAATGGCGTCATTGCCATTATCAACAATATCAGCACCCACGTAATTGAAACACTTTCGTTCATAATCAATGCTATTAGTAACACTGATAACTTCGTTACCAACATCGATAAAAAGTGTTCCAGGCGATTTAATACCATTGATATAAATTGGTAGCGTACCATAACCAAGATCCTCAAATCTAAAAGTTCCTTGTCCTTTATCGCCTCCCATTTCCCAAGCAATAGCTTCATCCCAAACCATTCTTACTCGAGATCCGTTGAACCCTCTATCAATCTCAATACCTGATTGTCCTTCAAGAACTGTGCTAATTCCTGATCCATCTTTGTATTTGTTTAGCACAATGATATTATCATTAATATCTAAATCTGTTGAGTTGATTGTAGTAGTTTTACCTTTTACTTCTAACTGTCCATTGATAATAACTTTACCAATAAGCTCGTTATCCGTATTGACTTGTCCTCTAGATGTATCTAGAATAATATGTTCACCAGGTTCAACCTTAACAATGTAATTACCGTTTTCTACATTTAATACTTTTGACATATTTGGTCCTATAATAGGGAGACTTCCTCCCTAATATAATATTTATTAGAGCTTATCTTCTTCTACTTGTGCTTCCATTTTTACAGGCTCAGACTCTTCAGATGATCTTGTAACCTTTTCTTTGATTTGCTCAAACATTGTTTTCTCTTCTTTTTTAGCTGCTGGTGCTGGCTTTGGTTCAGCTTTTGCGTTTGGTGCTGTAAATCCTGGATTAGTATCAAAGCTCCAAGGTTGTCGAGTTCCGTGGAGTTTTGGGTCAGAGGAAACAATAGTCATTACTTTATTTTTGAGTGTGCCAACTTGTACTAGTGATCCGTCTTTTAGTTTGACATTAATAATCATCTGTCCTTCTGTTAGTGAGCTCATTTGTCGAACTTCATTTTGGACTAGATGGCATACTGCTCGATTTCCGTTAGCGTCTTGACATCTAAATTTACGATTCCCAATCTTTCGAATGATCCATCCTTGAACGCTCTCTTGTCCATTGTGGAATTGACATTTGATTGGGTTGTCTGCTAGCTTTGATACGCCTAGTGGGCCTGACATTTTTTTCTCCTAATATAGATATTATGACTCATCACCATAATGAGTCATAATGTGTTACTGTATTTAGCCGTATATTAGAAATGATTATTTTGTTTTTTTGTGAGGTTGAGGTTTGAGTTGTTGTTTTGCCCAGTTAGGCAAGTCTTTGTAGCGGTACTGAGTCATACCAATTGTGTCATTTTCGTCTAGGTTCCATTCGGGTAGAGGATCAGGTTGTTCCATTTTCAGTGCATTGCTTTCTTCTATAGTCGTCTATTGCTTGTTTGATGGCGTCTTCTGCCAGTACAGAGCAATGAATTTTTACTGGAGGTAGAGAGAGTTCGTCAACTATGTGTGTGTTTTTGATTTCCAACGCCTCGTCCACTGTCTTACCTTTAATCCATTCTGTAGCTAGGCTTGAGGATGCAATCGCAGATCCACATCCAAAGGTTTTGAACTTTGCGTCAGTTATTTTTCCGTCTTCAACTTGTATTTGTAGCTTCATCACATCTCCGCACTCTGGTGCTCCTACTAGGCCTGTGCCTACATTAGGTGCGGTTTTGTCTAGAGATCCGACGTTGCGTGGGTTGTCGTAGTGATCAATTACGCCTGTTGAGTATGCCATTACTTGTTGCCTTTATTGTTGCCATTGTTGTTTTCGTTCCCATTGCCATTACCATTAGAGTTCCCATTGCCATTGCTAGCATCACTATCGTCATTATCATCATTATTTCCATTATTATTGTCATTCCCGTTATCATCGTCAACTATATTAACCTTTAATTCTTCATTTGTATAGCTACTAGTTCCATTAGTAATGTTATCAATATTTATCAATATGTTCTCATTACCATTAGAATCATTAACATTATCGTCAATTGCGATTATAGTAATATAATTACTTGTTCCGCCAGCTAAAATGTCAATCCAGCTTGAGGATATTGAGTAGTCTTCTCCTGCTGCAGCTGTTCCTGTAACTTTTAGTGTAACTCTTACATCTACAGTTGTAACTTCTGACAAGGTTGCGGTTACAGTTACATTGTCTTGATTTGCTTCTTTGATGTTATCCCCAGATATAGTTACAGTTACAATAGGAATTACTGGAGGAGGTTCTTCTTTAGGTTCTTCTTCCTCTTTGCCATACTCTTGTAGCGTAGTAGAAAGAACTTTTAGCTCTTCGTTGTCAGCAATATGCTCTGCCAATCCTTCTGATGATAGGGTTTGATGTAGGTGATCCAGTGCGTCTTCTGCTGTAACCATTGTCTTTCCTACAGTTGCAGTTACAACGGCTGCTTCTTCAGCAAACGAATCTACAGGTACGTCAAACTCTACAGACTCATACTTTAGTTTTTCTCTTGTGTTTGATGCGATTGTGATGCCATTTGACGGATCTCCGTCAGCATCTAGTGTCTGTAATAGTCTAGATAGGTTGATTACTTTGTTATCTGCTGTACCAGAAGCGCCCATTACCTCTACTGGTGTTAGGGTAGGACCGGCTGTTGTAGTGCCTAAGTCAATATTACCTAGCTGAAAGGATACAGTGTCGCCCGGATTATACCAAAATCTACCTTGTTCATCTGTAATACCACCAAGTCCTGAGGAGGTTTGGTAATCTACGCCAGCTACTTCTGAGTCTTTGAATACGCCTGGTGTGCCTTCTCGTATCACATCATCCACAGTTAGGATTTCATCTTCGCTCAATGGGGCGCAGGATACAAGTAATAAGGGTATGAGTACTTTAGAAAGGTGAGACATTATTGCAGCCCATAAAAAAAGGAGCCAATAATTGACTCCTAATTTTATTTATCGACTTTGCAGTATTACATAAAGGAAATGGTACTATCCTTAATACCAATTTTTCCTAAGTAATCAGCAGCATTACCAAGAGATGATGCAGTGTTTGTCAGCTCTACGTATCCGTATCGTGTCATAAACGAAACGACTGGCTCGAAGGTAGCTGGATCAAGCACAACGCCTGAACTCATCAATGGAATGTATGGACAGTAGAATGCAGGAGCATCGCTTTCAGATGTACCTTTGTATCCGATCAATACAGGAGCATCGTCACGAGCATATGTATCTACATAAATCTTCATGGAGTTATTCAAAGTTCCTACAAACTTGGTG